GTTTGTCATATGTAGTTCCTTTATGTTTGCGGTTTATGATCTGTCTATTGTATTACAATGCGGAGTATTTGTCAAGACATATTTTACGCATTTTCACTTTATCATAGTCTAAGAATGGTTTGTATTTCTTGACAGTCTTATTTATACTAGGATAAACTATCGTGTCGTTGATAGATTTGTCCCAGTACTTGAAGCAATCCGTCAAGTCATCTAGGATGACGAGAGTTTCAATGCTTATTCTCTTTGAGTTGTATAGCTTAAGCACCTTTGGGTACTGTCCACTTTCAACTAAAAAGTTGCAGTTAAAGTCATCGTCTAACTCATCAAGTTCATTCTTGAATATGTAAGACAACGACTGTTGCCGCTTTGACCACTCGGTGTAGCAAGTATTTGCATCCTCACTATCAATCAAGTTGCCAATCCAAATGTCAGGATTACTAATGAGATTTGCTAACACAAAGTCCTTAGAGTCCTTACGCTTGGCTAGTTTATAGAAAAAGAACTTGTCTTTTCTATTTTCGAAACTATCAACGCTTAACCTCATCTTACCACCATACTTAACAAAGTCATAGCTGGTAGTAAAATGCTTCTTCATTGCCATGTAATAACTGTAGAGATCAAATGCATCTCTGGTTGAATACAAGGAAGTTGATGTCATACTGGTAGCCTTACTAGTTTCTCAACCATATTTAGCTCTTCGGCTTCTCGATAAATCTTAGCCTTTAGAACCGGTGAACGTTTAATAATCTCTCCGATCACTTCAACCTCAAGGTTATGTCGATCAGCGTAGTCGATGACTGCATCAATGTACGGTACGCCCTTACTAATAACCTCTGCGATATCATTAATAATATGCTCGGAGTTTAACTTATTTAGAATTTCTAAATCTTGTTTATCTGAAATTTTCATATCCTCCTAACCGTTAAGAACTTTAATACCACGTACCCAATTATCGGCAGCATCTTCCACATAGTGGATGTTGTTGCGAGGAAAGGATTCAACCATGAACGGCTTACCGTCACCGATGCCATTGTAGTATTCGATACACAATGTGCCATCGACATCAACAACTTCAGCCCTAGGACCTTCAGAAGATTCTTTATAAAACGTAGAAATAATTTTACTCACGCTACACTCCTTTCATTCATTAAGATACTAGTATAGCATCAACCTTCTGTGTTGTCAAGCGGTATTTTACCAAAATCCTAAATTTCTTCCATTGCTAATAATGATAAAGAAGCAGGTGGTGATATGGACTGTCCACCAAAAGGTTCTGATGATTGCTACAGTGTCTGCTTGTGCGTCAGACTCTCCAACTTTCTCACCCAAGCTTTTAGCCCAGATCCTCCACCACTTCTTCATAGTATATTAGGACTTACTAACCGTTTCCATTAGCGCCTCAAGGTCTTCAATCTCAGACACAACTTCAGCTATGTTTTGCTTATGATAGATTCGAGCCATTTTGCCAAGATACTTCTTAGGAATGTCTACGTCTTCTGCCAGGGAAGAGAGTGCTTCTTTAACAAAGCTACGTTCTGCCTCTTGTCGAAGATAGGAATTACTGATTTCGTCCATGCAATCTTTAATGCGTTTCTTATCAGCGTCAGTTGATGGTATGATAATTCCGGTCATAATGTATTCACCTTAGTAAGTTAATTTTAAAGTTGGCCCGTTGCTTATAGGTGGGCCAAGCCTGTTTCTAATCAGATCAGAATTTAAATTCTGCACCGACCATGAAATCTGTACGCTTACCGTCTTTGTCGTATCCGAACTTTGCGGTCAACAGCGTTTCTGCCATGCTTGTATCAAGCTGATGCTCTACGCCCAGTTCCATACCGTCGTAGCTGGCTTTACGAAGATTGCCGTCTGTCATTACAAACAGATGAGTCGATGGTGCAATTTCGTACATTGGTTTAATCTCGTATGTTGCAGTCCAAGTCTTGTTGTCTACATTATACCACGTTTCTACCGTGTTGTCAACACTTAATACACTATTTACGTCAAATGCGCTTGCTGTGGTTGCAGTTAGGGCAATTGCCGCTGTTAAGATTAATGCTTTCATTACTACTTCTTCTTTCTATTGTTACAGTTTATAAGTGCCACTTTTCTGTTTCTAGGTAAGTGGCCAACCCACCAGAGTTATGCGGCTAGCGCATACTCTGTAGGAGCAAAATTATCGTTTGCATTTACTTTTTTTCTTGCGTTAACGTAGCTTGCGCACGGATTCTCCACTCTTCTGCCCTGTCAGTCGATTCCTACTTCAGCCCCATCAAATATACACTCTTCACTGCTCTATCCCTCACCAGGTTTTTACGGGTTCAGCTACTAGTGCCTACCTACCTGTCACGTTCAATCGCTCCAAATGTATATTTGGTGGAGCTGTCGGGAGTCGCACCCGAGTCCTGTCCAGTATCAATTTGCTTCAACGAATCACTCTTATTTATCTAATATAAC